TTGGAACTTGCGAACTTCAAAACATGTCGTGCGTAACATCAGTTAGTAACAGAATTGGCTAGACCTTTTGGTGGCTCAGGTGTTCCTGAGCCTGTGCCATTAATAAGCAATTTGGCTTCAGCGCGACCAATTCGCTGCGCAATACGATCTGACAAATGCTCCGCAATATTAACGGAAGAATCCTGAAGCAGTTCATCAGATATACGAATAATTTTTGAGCTTAATTTTTTCGCTCCGATGCTCTCTATACCGTAAAAGGTATCTAGCTCACTGGCAGCTTTGTTTTCACCCAACAGCTCACCCTCTTCAGCCGTACCATCACTTGTAACCCAATCAATATTTCGACCGTGCGAGGTACTGAGAAGGGTTGCGACATTAGCAAGACCACCATAGGCTTTCATTTTTTCAACAATTCTTGCTTGAAAATCATTAGGTGCCGTAAAACCACCTTTTTCATCAGTTTCTAAAGCCTGCGCCCGATATTGTTTTAAAATGTTCAATTGTTCATCATCAAGCCCTTGCGCCCCTGATCGCAAGAACGCATCAAAGGCATCAGCATGGCGTTGTTCTTCTGTCCGCTCATCGTTGGATTCATGGCCTTTATTACGGAAATTTTCTTTATTTTCATCAACAAATCGTTGATCAAGTTCCTGAAGCTCTTCTTCACGTTTGATCTGCTCTTTTACTGCATCACAGTCTTTTTTACTAGCATTCCATTTACTTTGTTGTTCTTCAGACCATTCCTTATCACCAATGTCGTTGTGCAATTGACGCATAGTATCGGCTATTTGCTCACGCTTCTGGCGTAGTTCATGCAGTTTCATCGTTATTATCCTAGTTAGTAAAGATTATAAATTTTTATGGGAGGAAGGTTATAATGTGCATATCAAGTCTTAATTAACTGCAATAGACGTTCTCTAGATTGGCGTTGAAATAATGCTTTTTTTACTTCAGCAACATTACGCGACTCTTTCCAAGCATCGTGTGACCGTGTAGCAGCTGATGCATCAGGATAAGCTGGATAAGTCACAGGGCTGACATCATACAGTCGCTGAATTTTTGTTATAGTGCGAATAACAACGCCTTTTTCATCTTCATCCCACTCATCACCTTTTATGGCAACTGAGAAAGCAAAGGATGATTGCGTAATGTCACCACGGATAAGTGGTTGCATGACCAAGTCTTGAATAGTCTGTGTTTCAGGGGGTGTTATTTCGTATCGCAGGCCGGTTTCATCGACACCCAGTGACAATGTTCCCGCTTCAGTACGTCCAAGTATATAATTGGGATCATGGTTAAATAAACCTCTGACATCATCGTCAAGTACATGATCAAACGCACTAGGCTCAATAATTTCTTTAAACCATCCGGCAATCAGGCTACTTTCCCGATTAAACACCGCGCCGTAACCAACTATTTTAGGCTTATCATCACCTTCTGCTCTCACCTCACATTGAAACGTGCGTTTTTCTATTTCATTACTCACCATCCTCTCCCTTTTGTTTTAATAATGACAGTGGTTGAGCATTCACTGACACTAACATTTCATCTAACTCTTCAATAGGATTCATGTCTTCTAAAATTCTTGCTTCATTTCTGTTCATCCAGCCATCGGTAATGGCATAGTGATAAAATTCAGCACGTTCTTTAGCGGTTCCCCGAAGCAATCCAGCCAGATTAAGCTTTACGTAGTACCCAGCTTGTCGCTCTTTCTGCGTAAATAACTTGCGGTTAAGCTCCTGTTCCCATTTAACTACCCAAGGCATCAGCGAATGACGTACAAAATGTATAGCTTGTTCTGATATATTGCTGAATGTAGCGTCAGACATTTCGCCGATCATATGTTTGGGCACATTGAAAATCCCTGCCACCTCAGACAGACTCATTTTTCTTGATTCAAGAAATTGTGCTTCTTCAGGAGGAATCGTGACAGATTGATAACTGACTTCTGCCGGTAACAGAACGGTTCTTTCTTCACCGGTTTTTAACTGGGCTGTGATTTTTTTCCAAGACTCTTTAAATCGTTCCCACACCTCTTTCCCCATGCTGTCTTTGGGAGAAACAATCCCTGTTGCCTTGCCACCACTATTAAAAAATGAAGCTCCGTAGCGCTGCGCTGCCAGTCCAAGCCCTATGCTTTCAGCATGCTGTCGAATCGGGCTGACTGCCCATTGATAGTTTTTATATTGTGACCCAATAGCTCGAATATGGATCATATCTTCAGGTGAAATCGCTATCCCCTTACCTTCATGAATATTCGCATAAATAAATCGTCCTGAACGTTCAGTAAGAGCGGTTTCCCACGGATACAGTGGACTTATTTCTTTTATTTCACCCTGAACATTACGAATAATATGACTAAGGCCATTCCCCCAACCAACGGAGTGTCCCATCGTCATTTCACGCCAGTCGTAACTGGTTTGCCAACCATTAGGAGTATTTCGAAGTAAATCAAAAGCAGCATGATCTTGTCCTAGCACAACAGTATCTTTTGTTTTTCGTAAAACGTTGAGCGGAAGCTGTGCTACAGAGCTGGACAATAATCTAATGCAGCTTGATACTGCAGCAAACTTCATTCCTTCATCTTCATTGATGTGTTGACCTGCCGATTGATAGTAGTCAAGCAGATCATCAGCGGTTAACGGTGTTTCAGGCTTTTCCAAAGGGTCGCCACGTTGTTCAAATAAAAATTTAAGCATTCAACATACCTTAGCGACGTTTAGGTGGCTGAGCATATTTGACTGGATTTTTAGGAGGTTTTGGCGGATAACCGAATTGATCGTACTTAACTTTATTTTTTGTCACTAATAATGAAAAAATCAAAAGAAGAATACCATCACTCATTAGCATTACCGCTACACCGAACTGTAGACATAAACCATACGACAGACACCCTAAGCCAAGAAATCCAAGGCAATCTAAAAATACTTGCTTCATACAAATTCGTCCGGATCGAAATCATTGAGTGGATTGAATGTTTCTGCTGTACTCATAGCCCGACCCACGGCCATGATTAAGGCCACGGCGCCATCGATTTTATTGTCAGCCTTTTCCTTGCGCGGAAAGACATTCTCGTTGGCATCTTCTTTGGCAGTGACATTACTGATCATCCATGTGAGTACAGGATGCCCATCATGATGAAAGCGACCACTTAAGATAGCAGCATTTAACTCTTTCATGGCCGGACTTAAATGAGCCACATTCTGCGGAATTTTAACGGGCAATAACCCTTCTTCTTCTAGACGGTGTGCTAACTGAAACGCACCCCATGGATCGTGCGGGGCTAACTGAAACGCACCCCATGGATCGTGCGGGACTTCGGCAATACTCAACTGCTGCGAGAGAGCGATGATATCCGCTTGAATCACGTTGTAGTCTACTTCCGCCCCCTCTGTCGCATAAAGAAAGCCCTCATTGAGCCAACGTTGATACCGTTCCGAGGTGGATGGATTATCATGATTAAAAATAGTCTCTTCCGGCAGATAAAAGCACGGTGCGATACAGTAGTAATGCTGTTTACCGTCTGACTCGGTTTTGGTGATTACTGGCACCACGGCACAGAGATCGGTTTTACTGGCCAGATCTAATCCCAAATAACAGACATCATCAGCAAAGGAGTCCAGTTGTAAGGTATGATCTGCCAAAGCTTTATAGGTTTCGAGACCCACACATTTAAATGTTTCATTTTAAAGGTATTGGTAAAACTGGCTTGTTTAATGGCACGCTGTTGTTGGCTCACTAGGTAATCTTGGTAGACCGAGACACCGAAATTGGGATTGGCTTTTTTTAAGGCGTCAAGCGTTGTCCAGTCATCGTCTTCATCGAGAGTGTAGATCACTCCAAAGGTCTCGTCATCAGGCACCGTACCGTTTAACATCTCGATCACCTGACGCCGAAGTTGATAACACGGTCCTTCAATGTTAGCGCCTGCGGTGGTAATCACCCACATTAACCCTTGCCGACGTGCGCCCATGCCGGTGACCATGGTCTCATACAACTCCCAGCTTTTATGTTCATGGAATTCATCGACAATGGCACAACTGGGGCTGGCGCCATCACCTGGACTGCCAATAATGGGTTCAAATCGGCCTTCGTCGGCCAGTTGACTGATGTTCGAGGCATTCACTTCCAGTCCAAAGGCCTCTAATAACTCTGGGGTACGTTGGCACATCTGTTTGGCCGGCCGAAAGACTTCCCACGCCTGCTTCTCACTGGTCGCCCCCGAATACACTTCAGCACCATACTCATTATCTGCAGCTAGCATGTACACCCCTGTACCGGAAGAGAACGCTGACTTGCCATTCTTGCGAGGCACTTCCACACAAGACGAAAACGGCGAAGGCCGGTTTGTTGATGGACCCAACCAAAGGCAACGGTGAGAATAAACAGCTGCCACGGTTCCAGTACCATATCTTGTCGTTTAAGCGCCCACTCCCCCTTGGTGTGGGGCAACATTTGGATAAAACGACAAACGGCTTCGGCTTTGTTTTCATCGAACCGATAGTTAAAGGCCTTATTCTGTTGTTTATCTAAATCATCCAGATGACGTTGACAAGCTTGACGCACATAAGCACAAGCCGGTAAGTTGCCGCTAACGACGTCGTTGGCATAACGATGAGCTTGTTCAACGGCTGAGCCCACCGTCATGACATAAACTGACTAAAGCGGCCACTTTGGCTCTGGCCTCTGGCGATAGATACAGATCATTCTCCAACAGACGCAATTGAGTAAGCCGTGCTGCCGTATCACAAAAACTCACTGGATCGTCTCGAAAATTCGCTTCCAGCACACAATAACGGGCCAGCTTGTTGGCATCAGCGCGGGAATAAAGTCCAGTCGCTTGCATGATTGCTGCCACTTCTTGCCAAACTTGTTCTGCACCGTTGATGGTAAAAATATAATCAGGCGGTTTAGGGTACTCAGCATCCAATACTGCATTCATTGAAGTCCCATGGCGATGTTTGCGCAAAGAGCCTTTTAACTTATGGATATGATTGGGGAGTGTCCGATTTGCCATAATAGTTTTTTTCAAAATTTCTGAAATGGCCATAAAAAAATAAAACTAAGGCGGCGG